AAATTCGTGACAATACCTAATCTCTCCATCAAGAACAAACCCCACTCTCACTCGGCCACTGCCAAGCCATTCAAGGTCGGCAATGAAAATATTGACTTTGGAAAAATCAAATTCGCTGAGAGTATCGATATTCCACGATGATTGATTAACAGCATTTTCCACTACACTTCCAGAAGATTTACTTCTGACAACCATTTGCACGGTGGTGCCACTTGCCCGTACCATCACACCATTGTCATCATCAAACAGCCCCACGTCCTGAATTAATCCAGCGATAGGAGTGTTTCCTTTAAAACTTTGCATGATCATCATGCTTTTCCCTGGTTCATACGGAAGATTCCTCTTGGTCCTACGTAGAGCCGTATCTCCCGATGCTGTAGTAGTGGTCAGCTCTAAAGAACTTTCATTGACTAAATAGTTAGCTGAACCGCCGCCAACAGTACTTTCATACCATAAATCTGTGCGCTTTGTATAGCGAAGAGTGCTATCAAAAAGCGTAAAAGGCTCACTTACGCGAGCCCTCCCAAAAGCATCTACCATGCCACTGTCAGGGCCTTTTTGTAAAATCTTTCCGCGATAGTCGGCTTCAATGTGCGTTTCAAACTGTTCGCCACCTGCAATAATTTGGCCCATGAGAAATAATGCTTTCTTTCCATTGTAATGTTAAAAGAAAAGGGGCCTTTTGGCCCCGTAATTATTTGCCTTGGCCTCGCATAAGCTTTCGCCCATGAGACGCTTTGCTGTTTGCTCCATTGCCTTGTCTAGTCTTCTTGCGACGATTAGGAGAATGAAGCTTCTGGCCACTAATGCCAACTTTAGATTTTGCTGCCATTCATCAGCCCCAAGGTAGACCAGTGCCGGTGGTAGGAGTGCGCTGTTGAGCAATTTGCTCGGCAAGAGCGGCTTCAATTTCTGCCACTTTCTCATCGCCAAACTTTTCTTTCACCCAGCCGGTGACAATTTCAGGGGTGAGCTGGGCATAAGGAATTTCGTCATCCTCGTCAGGAGCTTCAAGGCCAAGACTACCATAGGCCGAACTGGCATACGTGCCATCGCCAGCAGAAATTGTATAGTGAACCGTGTAGACAATACCGCTCGAAAGCTGCCTTTCAAGCTGGGAAACGCCCCAAGAATAAGTGATCGCCATGGTTAAAAAGAATGGTCTTTGTTAGTTTAGCAATGAAAAGAAAAGGCGGTTTCTTTGGGAAACCGCCTAGAGCGAGAAGCGAAGGAGGCTAATCAGCGCACCAGCCATTCTTCAACCAAATCGCTAATGTCGCGCATCTTGATCCAGCGAGAGCCCATGACTTGACCTTTGCGGATGCGGAGCTTACCCATTAGTCCAACGCAATCCCACTCGGGACGCTCTTCACGCGAGATGTAGTCTGCGTCAGGGTCGTAGGCGGGATTAAGCTTGCGGCGCTGTTGGATCACCGTGTTGCCATCGTCGTCGGTTACTTCGTAGTCCTCTTGAATGTAGGTGCCAAACTCATCGCGCAGATACTTACCGCTCCATTTGTTCCAAGCTGCGTCGCCAACCACGCTGGGATTGCCGGAGATCACGCCGATGGGGTCTTCGCCAGCAACTGCTTCGCGAATCTTGTCGCCATCTAGAACAACACTGATGCCGCGACGGTCTTCTGCGCTAGGGTTCAAATCAGACCATTCAAAGTATTCTGCATAATCAGCCCCACCGCCGTTCCAAGCTCCATCTGCAAACGCTTCACCATCTGCACGGAGATTAAATTCTAGATCTGCACTAATTCCAACATTATGTGTAGAATGAAACTGAGCTAGTGAATAAGCGGAATTACTAGCTCTTTCAGCATATACGGATAAACAAGATGCAGTAAATGATGCATTTTTTGCATTAAGGTATAAACAACTGTCGTTTGCACTTTGGTCAAAACCGTGGAATGAGAGTGTTGGATTGGTAATAATTCCATCATTTGCAAACCTAGTATATCCATCATTTTTAATCCTCATCCGCTCCGTCGGAGAACTCGCCCCATCCGTAGTGGTAGAAAATACCAATCTGCCAGGTGCGTCTCCCGAATGGGCTAGGTCTCCAACACCGCTAATCCGAGCAAGTATGCCTCCGGTCGATTTGAATGAAATTTCGCCATAGAGGGCATCTGTAGCGCCAGAGTAATTACCTTGCAAAAAGATAGTTCCCGCTCCATTTGCATCTCCAGGTCTTCCTTGCACCACCATGGTTGTGCTTTCAGACGTAGTAGACGTGCCCACTAAGAGCCTGCCGGAGCTGTCAATGCGGGCGCGTTCTGAGCCGTTGGCGAAAAACAACATCCCCGAATAATCGGCACCTGCTTTGATGCTGTAGTAGTCGCCTACTGGGGTCCCAAACTTGAGCCATCCTTGATCAGGCCCGCCACCAATCAGTGACACTCCTGGAGTTAAAGAACTTGAGCTTTCAGCTCGAATCGTTCCACCTTTTACATGAAGTAAATCGTTGACTGTAGTAGTACCAATTCCCACACGCCCTGAGGAATCAATCCTCATCCGCTCCGCCGGACTAGCGGCGCCGTTTGCAGTAGTGGAGAGCAATAGACGAGTTGGATGACTAGATCCAGATGTCCAAGTTCCACCATCACGTTCAGCCTGTATCCACACGCCTGCTCCGCCTGCCGAATCAGTGAAGTCAATGCGGCCAAGGCGAGTTGCATCAGCAGGAGTCGTAGTGCCAACTTGAAGCTGAATGACTCCAAGCGCGTTCGGGTCTGTCGTTATACCTTGTACTACAACTTTTGCGACGGCAGAGCTAGAAGACGTACCAACTAGGAGCCTGCCGGAGCTGTCAATGCGGAGGCGTTCCGCACTATTGGTTTCAATCCTTAAAGCACCACCGGTTGTAATTCGAGGTCCACTGCCATCAACACCAAGAGAAAGAATGTCAACGCCACTCTTGGTAACAGTCAGCTCTTCTGTCGCTCCTCCACCCGTCAATGAAAATGCAGTGGCGCTAAAAGTGATTGCACCTTGAGCCAAGCTTCCACTGGCGCCATTGAAAGTTGCCGATGCAGCGCCACCAGTGCTAATTGCCACTTGGTCTGCGCCGGGGGAGTACAGTCCAGAATTTGCGTCCCCGCTAAAAAATAGTCCTGGCGTGGAAGCTGAGCCCGTAACAATACCCAGCGCTCCAGTCATCGTGTCGCCAGTGACGTTTACAAATTCACCAGCCTCACTACGCCATGCAGCACCGTCCCAAATCTTAAATACATAAGTGCCGCCACTGGTGTCAAGCCATTGCTCGCCAAGGCTATTACCAGCAGTGCCGCCACTTGCGGGACTAACATTCGGAGCTGTTGCACCAACATGCACAGGCCCCACTTTCACTAAATTACCATTAGTGTCCTTGAAGAAAGCTCCAGGGCTTCCACTTGCATAATTAATCGCAACTTGCCCATCAACCATGGACGCAGGATTAGGACGCTTATTGAGCGTCGATGAACGCAGATGCTGAAGAACACCGGCCATAATTAAAAGCCTTCCAGAATTACAGGAGACAAATTAGTCTCTTGCAATTCTAAAAGGCTTTTGTTATCTAATGATTAGAAGGTGCCTTCATCAATGATGGCATCAATGGTGCCAGCGGAGAAATTACCACTTGCATCGCGAGCGACAATTGCACTAGCGGTGTTGGCACTAGTGGCAGTGGTGGCACTATTGCTAACCTTGCCGGCAGTGGAAATCGTGGAAAGCTTAGTATCAGCAATGCTGCCAGCAAGCATTAAATTGGTGACTGTACCAGTGTCTCCAGTGGTAATGACGGTACCAGTGGTGTCTGGCAAAGTGACAATTTTGTCTGAAGTGGCATCAGCAGCAGCAAGCTGAATCTCAAAGGCATTATCCGTGGAGCCTTCAAACAACAACGTGCCAGTTGTGCCAATAACCACTTCACCAGTGATAGTGCCGCCGGCTCGTGGCAATGCAGCGTTGGCCAGGTCAAAAGCGCTCTTCACTGCAGTGGCAGTAGCAGCAAGCGTTGAACTAGTGGTACTGGTGGAATCAGTGAGCTGAACGCTACCACGCACGCTTGTCGTGGCATCGGGAATGGAAATAATTGGCGTGGTACTGCCACTGACAACAGTGAGCGGAGCATTAGCGCTCACTGAAAGAACAGTGCCGCTTGCAGGCGTGGTCCAATGCACGCCTCCGCCAAAAGCTGAATTAGCAGTTAGCACTTGACCATTGGTTCCCACTGCTTGCTTGATAAGAGTGGTTCCACTGCCAACGAGAAGATCTCCTTTCGTATAGGAATTAAAGCTAGTGCCGCCATAGCCAACGGCAAGAATGCCACTCGCTACATTGTTGACATTTCTACATTCCGTGCTAACTTCTTCAATGGCAGCTTGCACATTGCTGCTTGCAATGTTTGCAGCAGGGGAAAATGAAACCTGCGCAGCCGTTTGAGAAAGATAGGTGGAACTAACGTCCACTTCAGTCCATGCAGTGCCGTTGCAAAGCAGAATATCGGGCGGCTGAAGAGTGGTCTCAGGAGCAGGCGATGTGCCAGTGCCGCCACTTGCTACCACCACGTAATAACGATTAAAGGTGGCCGATGGAGAAGGCAGTGGCTGACCAACGCTTAAGCCAACGGCGGCGCCATCACTACTAGTGCTAGCAATGACATTCCCGCTTGCATTGTATGTGCCGCCAAAGATGATTTCCCCGACGCTAATACCAACAGGATTCCAAACGTTACCATCCCATAGATAGAGATCTTTCTCCAATGGATTGAAGAAGAATTGTCCAATAAAATCAGCAACTGGCGGTGCCTCACCAAACTGACTCACTGAATAGTTGGCAAGCTTGGAAGCAAGAATGGAATCGTCCGCAATAAAGCCACTACCAAATGTGCCAGTGGTGATTTTCGATGCAGGAAGAGCGGGAATGTCATCTGCAACAAGACTCGCCTCCCCTGCGCTTATATGCCCCTGCGGGTCTACTGTCACCTTGTAATAGATGCCAGATGCAACGCTATTGGCATGGTTAAAGATGCCACTAACAGTGACCAGGCCCGTGCCAGCTTGGGCTACGCCTAAGGCTGAAGTGGTACCTTTGGGGAGATCGTCGGCAGTGATAGCGCGGAAAGTTGGGGCGGCATCAGCGCTACCACTTGCAGGACCAGCAAAGAAGCGCGTAGCAACTTGCGTATTTAATGCAGGAACAATCGATGCACTAAAGGCATCGGGATAAGAAGTGGTAAAGCTATAAACAGTGTCGCCAGAAATAACAGTGGTGGATAGTCCAGATTGCCGCAACCATTCACTTCCCGTCCAAGTGTATTCAACACCAGTGCCAGTATTGAGCCATTGCTGGCCAATGAAGATACCACTGCCTACCGGGGTGGAGCCTGCAACAATGGCAGCAGAATTATCTGCCATTTTGGCGCTAGTAACAGCATCATCACTAATCTTTGCAGTGATAACTGCTCCATCATTGATCTTTGCTGATGTGATTGCAGAGTTGGCGATGGTGGCAGCAAACGCTCCTGTGCCAGTGCCTGTAACGTCTCCAGAAAGCGTGATGGTCTGGTCGCCAGTGTTAGTGCCAGTGGATGTGCCAGCAAAGCTGCCATTCTGCACAGCTAATGTGCCAAGACCAAGCGTTGCGCGAATGTCAGCAATCGTTGCGTCGTCAAGAATGGAGCGCGCCGCAGAAGTGCAAGGGATTTCTTCTACAGTGCCGCCGCTTGCTGAGGACCGACCAAGCAGTACATCGCTTGCAGAAGTGGCTTGAATTTTTGCGTAAGAAACAGCTCCGTCAGCGATCTTGGCAGTGGTGACGCCACTGTCGATAATCTTGGCTGTAGTAACAGAATTACTGGCAAGCTTGCCTGCTGTGATGTTCGCATCGACAATCTTGACAGTGGTAACGCCACTGTCAGCAAGCTTTGCAGTGGTGATTGCACTGTCGGCAATATTTGCAGTGACGATGGAGGAAGAATCATAATCGCCACTTCCTACTGTATTTTTTACGGCAAGCGAACCAAGCCCTAACGTGGTGCGCTGTGCGCTTGCATCTGCGTCATCAAGAATGGCGCGGCCAGCAGCAGTGATTGTGGAAGTAGCGTAAGTGTCAGAAGCAGTGGTGTAAATGAGTTGACCAGATGCAGTGGTAAGTCCTGCGATGGAAGCAAGCGCCGGATCATAAGCTTGCAC